CGTGGTCACAACGATCGCGAGGAGAGGACCGAGAATGAATCTGTCAACGATCAGCATCGACCAGGACGAGGCGATCGAACAGCTGGGCCGCTACCGGCAGGCCGTCAAGGACCACCCGGACGACACGCTGTACCGGTCGGTGGAGCGCGGACTGCGGTGGCTGGCCCGCACTGAGGTTGCGTGCTGTGCTTGCGGGGGAGCGGCGATGACTGACCGGGCGAAGGCACTGCTGGTTCACCTGTCCGATGACCTGCGCCTCGGCGACGAGGTGACCGGAGCGGACCGTGTCATTGCCGCGATCGCGATGATCAAGGGCGTGGTCAAGGTCGAGCCGATGCTGGCCAACTTCGAGGACGTGATTGCACGCCAGCGGGTCGTCACCGAGTTCAAGGACCGGCTGTGGGCCGTTCTCGAAGAAGGCGGTCGGAGTTGAGGACGGCAGCCCTTGCAGCCTGCGCGGTCGTGGCTCTGTCGGGAACGCCGGAGCCCAAGCCGCCCCCGACGCTGGTCGTCCAGCCGGACGTACGGGCTGTGATGGCCGCAGCCTTCGCATCCCGTCCGGTCGTGTCTGTCCGGTGGGCGGCCCCCGAGGTGTGGCTGGCAGTCGGAGGCTGGCGCTACCCGCGCTTCTCTCGGCCGTCGGTTCGGTGTCTCGGCCACGACGATCTGGCGGATCGTCAACAACCAGTCCCACCGAATGGAGACTCCATGAACACATTCCAGTCCGTCCTCGCACGTCACGGTGTCAGGTTGCCAGCCGGCCTGATCGCAGATGCAGAGGTACCCGTGCTGACGGGTCCCCAGCGTCAAGGTGACGTCGGCGTCTTCCCTCGCCAGCGCCTCACCGATGCCGAGAGAAGCGACGCGGTGATCGTCCCGGCCGAGGGCATTGCTGTCGTCCGCGGAGAGGCAGCGACGGGCGCAAACACGCACTGGCTCAACGCTGACGGCGACGTGCTCTGGGTGCCCGCCACGCAAGACGGCGAGGTGCTGCTTGGTGCTGTCGAGGTGCAGGAGGGTTCTGTGGCGTACCTCATCCATGAAGATGAGCACGGCTGCAACGGGATCGGGCCGGGTGTCTATCGGCTGGTGGGCAAGCGTGAGCAGGCATCGGAGTTGCGTCGGGTCGTGGATTAGTCGTGGGCTGGGGACAGATCGTGGAGACGTGCATCACGGAGGGTTGCGACAGGCCGCGGCATGCCCGAGGGTTCTGCAAGGTCCATTACGAGCGGGCGCGCTACCCGCAGCGGCACCGGTCGAACGCTGACGGTCACACGCGGACGTTGCGTCTGACGTCGAAGGGCCGTGAAGCGCTTTCTCTCGGGCCCACTGCGAATGTCCCGACGGTCGGTGTGCCGCTGCGCGACATCGGCTGGGTGCCGCCACACCTGTGTGAAGTTTCGTCTGTCGCCTGGCAGACGGAAGGTCGGGGCCGCTCCTCGGGAGAAGCTGCTGTGCCGAGCGGTGAACTGCCGCCGGGGGAAGATGGCAGTGATGAGCCCGGGTGATCGTCATGCTGGACGGTCGGCGGGCTCTGCCGTGGCCGACCGTCCAGCACCGGCCGATAGTCGTGTGGTCGATCTGTTCGCGGGGCCCGGCGGTTGGGATGAGGGGCTGCGTGACGCAGGCCATGGACGGGTTTTCTGCGTCGGGCTGGAGTGGGAGAAGTGGGCGTGCGCGACGGCGAAGGCGAAGGAAGCGTGGGTTGACGCCGAGTCGGCCGACCTGCGGTTGACCCGTGACTTGGCGGAGGCGGAGAAGCTGGCTGCGCTGGAGGCGTTGCGGTCAAGGCGTCAGCAGCTGAGCTCGATCCAGACGATCGTCAATGCGGAGCGGGTCGAAGCGGAGTTCGCGAGAGTCGGGCCGGAGCGTGGCCCATGACGGTGCGTGATCTGGTGTTCGAGCGTGCGAGCCTTTGCCAGGGCCGGCCAGACGGGACCGACTACGGCGCATTCATTGCCGGCAAGCAGCGGCAACAACGCTCGGCCGGCCCGTCCGTAGCGGCCTCCGATGTCCACCCGATCCTCCACGACTGGCAGAACGCCGTCACCCGCTGGGCTGTCGAGCGTGGACGGGCAGCACTGTTTGAGGACTGCGGGCTCGGGAAGACGTTCCAGCAGGTCGAGTGGGCACGTCTCGTCGCCGACCGCGCCCTGATCGTCGCGCCCTTGTCGGTCGCCCGTCAGACGGTCCGTGAGGCCGCACGCATCGACGTGGACGTGACCTACACACGCGAGCACCCGGCCGCCGGCGACGGGCTGTGGATCACCAACTACGAGATGCTGGACCGCATCGACTGCTCCGACTTCCAGGCGGTCGTGCTTGACGAGTCGTCGATCCTGAAGAACGTGGACTCCAAGACGCGACGGCACGTCACAGAAGCCTGCCAGTCTGTCCCGTACCGGCTGGCCTGCACTGCGACCCCGGCACCCAACGACGTGGCGGAGATCGTCAACCACATCGAATGGTTGGGGCTGATGCCACGCAACGAGGCGCTGGCCGCATGGTTCGTCCACGACGACGAAGGGTGGCGGCTCAAAGGCCACGCCCGCGGGCCGCTGTGTGACTGGATGGCGACTTGGGCGGTCGCCATGCGCCGTCCGTCCGACATCGGCTGGCCCGACGACGGCTACGACCTGCCGCCCCTGACCGTCAAACCCGACGTGGTCGACGTCGAGCTCGAATCGGACGGGCAACTGTTCCCGACCGATCTGGGTGGGATCGGCGGGAGGGCCAAGGTCCGCCGCGAAACATTGGACTCTCGTGCCGGTCGTGCCGCCGAGCTGGCGGAGGGGGACGAGCAGGCGATCGTGTGGTGCGCGCTGAACGACGAGGCGTCGACCGTCACCCGGCTGCTAGGTGACGACGCGGTCAACGTGGAGGGCTCGTGGTCCCCCGACGACAAGGCGGCGGCGCTCGAGGCATTCCAGGACGGCAATGTGCGGGTGCTGGTCACCAAGCCGACCATCGCCGGGTTCGGGATGAACTTCCAGCAGTGCCACCGGATGGTGTTCTGCGGCCTCGGAGACAGTTTCGAGCAGTTCTACCAGGCGGTCCGCCGCTGCTGGCGGTACGGGCAGGCGCACCCCGTCGAGGTCCATGTGGTCGTTTCCGAACTTGAAACACAGATCGTCGACAACGTGGCAGCCAAGGCCGAGCAGGCCGGGTGGCTGGTCGACGAGATTGCGGCCCGCGTCAACCTGAACGGAGCACACGATGGATGAGCAGCAGCCGTACGTGACCGACGACGCCACCGGCGAGGGGTGGCGCCTGATGCTTGGCGACTCGTGTGAGCGTCTCGCCGAGCTTGACGAGGGGTCGGTCGATCTGGCCGTCTACAGCCCGCCGTTCGCCAGCCTCTACACCTACAGCCCGTCGCTGCGTGACCTCGGGAACTCGTCGGACCGCGACCAGTTCCTCGAGCACTACGGCTACGTGTCCCGCGAGGTGCTGCGGACGATGAAGCCCGGCCGGGTCTGTGCGGTCCACGTCCAACAACTGTCGACCACCAAGGCCACCCACGGGGTGATCGCGTTGACCGACTTCCGCGGAGACGTGATTCGCCAGCATGAACGTGACGGCTGGATCTTCCACGGCGAGGTCACCATCGACAAGGACCCGCAGGCGCAGGCGATCCGCACCAAAGCCCATGCGCTCATGTTCCAGACGTTGCGGCGTGACAGCGCCGGCAACCGTCCGGCGATGGCCGACTACCTGCTGCTGTTCCGCAAACCGGGCGACAACCAGACGCCGATCCGTCCGGTCGAGCACGGGGTCACCAACGAGGACTGGATCGAATGGGCACGTCCGGTCTGGTACGACATCCGCGAGTCGGACACCCTGAACGTGCGCAGCGCCCGCGACGACGCCGACGAGCGCCACATCGCCCCGCTGCAGCTCGGGCTGATCCGCCGTGTCGTGCGCATGTGGTCAAACCCTGGCGAACTCGTCTTGTCGCCGTTTGCCGGGATCGGCTCGGAAGGCCACGAGGCCATCTTGGAGGGTCGCCGGTTCGTCGGGTGTGAGCTCAAGCCGTCATATTGGCAGACGGCCGTCGCCAACCTGCGCGAGGCAGAGGCCGACCGTGACCGGCCGCGTCTCTACGAGCCGGAGTCGGCATGATTTCGGCGAAGGCGCGGCTGGGCGAGCTGTGGCCGTGACTGCGGACCCGTCGTCGTTGCCTGATCTTGTCCGGGAGGACGGCTCCGCCGAGGTGATCCCGTGAGTGAGACGACCGGGATGGTTCTCGGGCTCACCGCCATCGTCGGGTTGGTCCTGATGCTGTCGGGCGGGGATCTGCGGCGGGAGTGGCGGTTTCGTCGGCATGAGCGCAGCATTCGTCGTGAACGGTCGGCGATGAGGGCGGCGGGTAGGGCACGCAGACTTAGGCTCGGAAACGACAACAGGAAGGGACCGAGATGACCAAGAATGACGTCTGCCACGTCGGCTTCCACGTTGACTCGAACCCGTCCGGTTGGGACGGGGACCGCTGGTGGGTGGCTGCGCTTGTCGGCGCGACTCAGACTCAAGGCACCAAGTCGGCCGGACTGACCCGCATCATCCTGGACGAGCTTCTCAGCGATCGGGTGCCGGTATGACGATGGCGACCGACACTCACACGGTCGAGCTGCTGGAGCTTGTCGGCCATACGGCGGACAGTCTGGAGTGCTGGCGTTTGTGGTGTTCGTGCGGGTGGTCGGCGGATTGTGGGGTGTCGCAACGTCAGGTTGTGGGGTGGCATCGGCAGCATCGTGAGCAGATGGAGGACGGCCGTGGCTGACAGGGAAGAACGTCTGGCCACGACGGAATCCAATCCGCTGCGCTACTGCGGCGTGCTCCAGCCGACGTCAGGGCGCCGTGCGGGCTTCCGCTGCACGCTGCCTGTCGGGCATGGCGGCGAGCACGCTGCTTGGCAGTGCGAGACTTCCGGCTGGAGGTTGCTTGCCCGCTGGGCTGCCGACGAGGTCGAGGACCAAGGGGTGGGTGGCACCGACAGCTACCCGGAGCCTGCTTCACCGGCCTACGACAGGGACGAAACGGTCGAATGGGTGCGGAAGTTTCTGCACGAGACGCCACCGATGAGTGACGACTTCCGCAGTTCGCTGATCGAGTTGTGCTGGGACTGCCACGAGCCGCTCGATCCCGACGCCCATTCGGTGCGTATCGAGAACGAGTGGCCGCTGGGTGGGGCGCACTTCTACCACCCGTCGTGTGCCAAACGTGTTCTGGCGGCCCGCACCAAGCAGGAGGAACGCCGTGGGGCGCTGCTCGACGGCGACACCCCGGTCCCTCCGATCCAGGCTGACCCGGCCCTTCGCAACGAATCGGACCGGCCATGAGCGAGCCGCGTCAGCGAGTCAAGCCCGCAGAGATCATTGTCCAGCGCGACAGGGGCTGGCCCGACTTCCACCCGGAGGACTTCTGCCATCGGTGCGGCAACCGGAACGTGTCGTCGTGGTTTGTCCAGCGGACCGAGTGGGAACGCTCGGGCACCCCTGCGACCGCCATCGTGTGCCCGTCCTGTTTCGTCGCTGCTTTCGAGCGTGCGACCGGCACGTCCACCAGTTGGGAACTGCGGCTCCACATCGAAAACCCGGCTGGAGACGAAGGCCCATGAGCGACGATCTGATCTGGCGGCTGCGATTCCGTGCTCGCTATCCATCCGTTGCCAAACGCACCAAGGAGTTGCTGCTGGAAGCAGCTGACGAGCTTGAGAAGGCACGGACGCTGGTCGACGACTTGGCGGGTTCGTTGCGACACTCGGCCGGAGCAGACATGCAGACGTTGGTTGAGCTGGCCCGCTGGGACTGGCTCGCCAGCCACGACGACGAGCGCCTGCACGCACCGGGCCCGACGGCCACCCCCAACGTCGACACGTGGGGCTACGACGGCCCGTCAGCGTGCGGGTTGACCCCTGGCGACTGGCACATCCCCGGCTTCTTCACCCGCATGTCGGTCGACCGCTGCACCGCCTGCTGCCAGAAGACCGGCCTGCCCGAGGGTGTCGGTTCCCCCAAGAACGACGAAGCGTGCCGTGAACTCGTGGGGCTGGCATGAGGACTGCTGCCCTGTCCAACGTGACGCTGGATGATCTGCGGGCCGAACTGGCCTCACGGACCATCCACGTCCGGCAGTGCTGGGGCTGCGCCCGCAAGTTCGGACCCAGGAACCGAATCGTGGACGGGAAACTGCTGGTCGATCCGAAGATGGAACGGATCTCGACCAGCGAGTTTCTGTGTGACGATCCGGAATGTCCCGCGAACGTGATCGCCCATGGGAGGACGCGCCGTGACTGACCCTCTCGATTCCACCGCGCTCGACGCCATCGAGGCGAGAGCCAAGCGAGCCGAGCCGTACGGCTTCTCGAATCTCTACGCGGCCCACGTGGTGAGGAAGGACGTCCCTGCTCTCATCGCTGCTCTGCGGCAGGCCCGAGCAGACAACGAACGGCTGCGTGCGGTCGAATGCCGACACGCGCGCCTCGATCAAGGCCCACGCACCGTGCCACTGGACTGGTGTGATGCGACCAAGAGCCTGGCTGTCCACGACTACCCAGCCGCCCGCTGCCCCGGCCCTCACCGGAGGCTGTTCGTGGAGACGGAGGACACCGATGCCTGATGTGTTGAAGGACAAGGTCCGTTCGGCCACCAACCTGCACGAGGGGTACCGCCGACACGCAGCGCCTGAGAACATGGATGCGTACTTGACGGACTGGGTGCAGGCTCACGGTTGGATACCTCGGATCGGGGGACAGTGGCCGTTACGACGAAGGGATGGAGAACATCCTCAAGCACTACCGCGACCAGTGGGATGCTGACAGCGGCGGCACCCCGGTCCCTCCGATCACTGCGGACCCGGCCCTTCGCAACGAACTGCACCGTCCATGAGCCCACTGACGACGGAGAATGCTGATGGCTGAGAAGGGGTTCACCAAGACGGGGCAGCCGATCATCGGACGCCGCTACCTGCTCCAGCAGGGCGACATGTCAACGACGGTGACGGTTGTCGGCAAGCTGTTCGGTCAGGGCGGGAACTCGGATCTGGTGGGGATCGTGATCGAGGACGATCAGCTCGCGCGCATCCAGTGCGCGTGGCCGCTCAGCGGTCCGGGCGATGTTCGGTTCGAGGCGGCACCGAAGGGTGATGCCCCATGAGGACTGCTGCCATAACTGCCGCCGCAGCAGTCACACTCTCGTTGCCCGCGCCCACGAAGCCGCCGCCGACACTGGAAGTCCACGCCGACACACGGACGCTGATGGCTGCCGCACGGGCTCCGGTGGCGCCGGTCGAACAGCCGTGGACCGTCCCCGACAAGTGGGCTGGCATCATTGCTTGCGAATCGGGCGACTGGATCGACGGCGTCCCCCAGCTGGGCACCCACCGATGGGACTACGGGGTCACCTTCGATCACGGCGACATCTACGAGGGAGCCCCGAACTTCCATCCTGCCACCTGGGACGCTTACCGTGACCCCACGATGCCCGACCATGCAGGACATGCCACCCCACAAGACCAGATTGCCGTGGCCGAACGCGTCCTCACTACCCAAGGCTGGCAAGCATGGCCCGTCTGTTCACGCATGGCCGGCTACAGGTGACATAGAATCGCCGCATGGCCAACCTCATGGGATGTGACACCTGCGGGCAACCTCACGACCGATGCCAGGCCCACGCCCACGGCATGACCCCCTGCCGCGCACACCCCGTCAAGGGCCAGACCCGCTGCAAAATCCACCTCGGCTACCCCCTCGAACAAGCACGCCACGAACACGCCGCCAGGACGGCGGTCGCCACCTACGGCCTGCCGGTCGACATCGACCCCCAGCAGGCCATCCTCGACGAACTCGCACGTACCGCAGGTCACGTCCAGTGGCTGGGAGCGGTGGTTGCGGCGATGGACCCTGCGGCGCTGGTGTGGGGCACCACCAGGGCGTCCACCCCGGATCTGGGTGCCAGGCGTCCTGAACTGTCGATTTCTGCGCAGGCGGCCCCGAGCGTCTGGCTGACCCTCTACCGTCAGGAGCGGGAGCATCTGGCGAAGGTCGCCAAGGCCGCCTTGGATGCCGGTATCGCAGAGAGGCAGGTCAGGTTGGCGGAGCAGCAGGCGAGGATGCTGGCGGAGGTGGTCCGCAACATCATCACCGATCTGGGGCATGACATGGCGGATGAGACGGTGGCGGAGGTGGTCAGGCTGCGGCTGGTGGAGGGTTCGGAGGCGGTGTGAGCGTTGACGTGTGGGCGTTGGCGGCCGACATGCTCACCGGCACCGGGCCGGTCGATGAGGGGTTGCAGGATCATCAGCGGCCGCCGGAGGGACGGTGGGACGGATGGCTGCTGCAGGCCGGCCGCGACAGCGGCAAGACGTATGCGGCGGTGCGGTGGCTGGCGGCGCAGGCCAGGAGACGTCCGGGGCTGCGGGGCAGGATCATCGCTCCGACGTTGGCGGATGCGGTCCAGTCGTGCGTGCGGGGCCCTTCGGGCCTGTTGGAGGCGGACCGGACGGTGCGGTATGTGGGGTCGCGGGCGGGCGAGCAGCCGCTGGTGGAGTGGCCGAACGGTTCGACGGTCTGGCTGGTCGGCACCCCGACCGTTCAGGATTGTGACCGGCTGCGTGCTCTGACCAACATTGACGTGGACCATTTCGAGGAGGCTGCGGCGAACCGGCAGCTGTCCGAGGCGGTCCGGCAGGCCCGTCTTTCACGCCGCCGGGCGGGGGCACGTTGGATCGCCACGACCACCCCGCGGCCGCACGCGGTGTTGCGGGGCTGGCGGGATGACGAGACGGTGCAGGTGACCCGGGCGTCCTCGTACGACAACGTGCATGCGGACCGGGCGTGGCTGGCGAAGGTCGAGGCGGAGATGGGCGGCACCCGCCTGTACCGGCAGGAGGTCCTCGGCGAGCTGCTCGACCATGTTGAGGGGGCGCTGTGGGATCCGGGCTGGATTGAGCGGTCGCGGGTGGCGGAGCCTCCGGGGCTGCTGACGGTGGCGGTGGGGGTGGACCCGGCCGATTCGGGGACGGTCGGGATCGTGGTGGTCGGCCTGGGTGTCGACGGGCACATCTACATCCTGGAGGACGTGTCGATGACCGGCGCTTCCGGTGAGCAGTGGGGCGTGGCGGTGGCTGCGGCGGCGGCACGTTGGGGCGGGGTGGTGGTGGTCGAGTCCGACTATGGCGGCGATGCGGTGGCGGCGGTGGTGCGTACGGCCGGGTTTGACGTGTCGGTCCACAAGATCAAGGCCCGCGGACGGGGCGGCAAGGCCGACCGGGCCCTGCCGGTCTCGACATTGTGGGAGGTCGACCCGGCACGCGGACATGTGGTCGGTCAGCAGGCCCGTCTGGAGGACGAGATGACCCTGTGGGTTCCGGGGTCTGCCGAGTCCCCGGACCGGCTGGACGCGATGGTTCATGCGACCGCATGGCTGACCGAGTCGCGGTCGTCGGCGTCGGTGCAGCAGCCGGACCCGGGAATGCGGGTTCCGGTACGGCAGCGCTGAGCCGGTCTATGATCTTGTCGTCCGGCAGGAGGCCCGCCGATGGTCCGTCCGTTCCAGCAGTGGATCGTCCCCTCCGGCGGCCGTGTGAACGATCCTCCGTGGCGGCTGGTGGTGGACAGCACTGGGGTGGCGGTGGCAGTGGAGCTGTCGGGGGACCGTGCGGCCGTCTGGGAAGTCTCAGGTTGGCGGCGAGGCCGGACCGACCCAGACCGTGAGGTGGGCCGGCGCCGGTCCCGATCGGAGACGACCTTGGAGCTGGCCGACGGGAGCGAGGTTGCGCTGTTGGATCATGACTGCTGTGCCGGCTGCGGCAAGTGCGGGCGAGGTTCGGGGGCGGCAGCGTTGACGACCGCACAGGTGGTCGCTTTGGCCCAGCAGCAGCCCGCATGAGTTTCCGATCCGTCGTCTCCGACGACGTAGAGCGTCTCATCTTCCTGACGGAAGCCAAGGCTGAGATGTTCTGGCGGCTGCATTCGGGGCTGCCTGACTTCGATCCGGTCGAGCATGTCAAGGCCGCAGCCTCCATGGCCGTCTTAGATGCTCTGCTTTGCATGGAGACGGAAGGGCTGCTCGACAGATGGTGGGACGAGGCCCAGGTCGAGGCTGAGGCATGAGCCCGCTGGTCGCGACGCTGCTGGCGGGGCTGGCCGGCTACCGGCTGTACCGTCTGTGGGCGGTCGACGAGCACCCGTGGATCGCCGACGCACGTCGGGCGGTCGTTGCGGCGACGGAACGGCGGCTGGGGTCCCGGTGGGCGTCGGGGTGGACGTGCGGATGGTGTGTCGGCACCCTGCTCACCGTGACGGTGGTTGTGCTGGTTGATGTGACGGTGGGGGTTGCCGCCCCGTGGCTGGTCGCCTTGTCGGCGGCGGCCGTGTGCGGGTGGCTGGACGAGGTGGTGCCACGGTGAGCATGCTCGACCGGATGCGTGGCGGCACCGTCGCCCGCCACTACCAGCTCGACACCGAACGGTTCCGGGGCCTGGTGGCGGCGGCCGAACCGTTGCCGGCAGCCGGCGAGTTCGCGACCCGTGCGATGCAACGCCGCCCACAATGGCAGACCGAAGCGTGGGCCTACCTGGACACGCTGGGTGAGGCCGCCTACGGCGCCAACTTCGTCGGAGACGCGCTCGCCCGGCTGCGCCTGTACATCGCCGATGCGGACGATCCGGACCATGAGCCGATTCCTGAGGAAGCCGACCGGGAGGCGTACGAGGCGCTGGCGGCGTTGGGGGCGACCGGCCCGATCCTGCACGACCTGGGGGTCAACACGACGGTGGTGGGGGAGTGCATCCTGCTGGGGGTGCCTGCCGAAGATGCGGGGCCCGACGAGTGGTCGATCGTGTCGACCGACGCCTTCCGGGTCAAAGGCCGACGGTTCGAGCTGATCGAGGACACTGGCGTCAAGGGGACGCCGCTGCCTGACGAGACGTATGCGGCACGGATCTGGCAGGCCCACCCCCGACGTCGGCTTGTCGCAGACGCGCCGTTCCGGCCGGTCCTGTCGTCCTGTGAGGAACTGCTGATGTTGGAGGCCGCCGACCGTGCCGCACTGCGCACCCGGCTGGTCGCCCCGCTGCTGGCCATCCCCGAAGGCGCCTCGATCGTGTCCCCCGATCCGACGGTCACATCGCAGGGGCCGTCGAGGTTCGCCAGCGACCTGCAGAAGGCGATGATCGAACCGGTCTCGGATGAATCGCATCCTTCCCGTCTGTCGCCGATCGTGATCGAAGCCAAGGGCGAGTTCCTCGAACAGGTCCGCACCATCAGCCTCCAGTCGAGCCTGGATGCGACGATCGGGGAACGTTACGAACGCAACGTCAAACGGCTGAGTCTGGGGCTGTGGGTGCCGCCGGAAGTGCTGACGGGCGTGGCGGACGTGAACAACTGGAACGCCTGGTATGTGGAACGGTCCACGTGGAAGGCGCATCTGCAGCCCCGGGCCGTGTTCGCGGTCGGCGCGTTGACGAAGGTGTTTCTCCATCAGGCGCTGGGCCGTACGGACCGGGTGATCTGGTTTGACCCTGCCGACATCGTCAATCCGACCCCGACGGCCGATGACGCCCACAAGGCCCTTCAGGCGGGGGCGATCTCGGTCGGCGCCTACCGGGACCGGCTCGGGTTTTCGGATGCGGACGCTCCGACGGGCGATCCGGTGACGCAGATCGTGGTGCGGATGGTGTCCGCTGCCCCGTCGCTGGCGATCGAGCCCGGTGTCGATGTGCTGTATGACCGGCTGGCCGGCCTGCCCGGCATCAGGGAAAGCGACGCCGACACGGCCCCGTCCGACGACGCCGGCGATGGCGGGGAGGGTGCGGGCGGGGAGCCTGCGCCGGGCCCGCCCACGACCGGCCCGACCGTCGCGACCGTCGCCGCAGCCTCAGTCGACCCGCTCGACCGTCTGGCGGCAGGGCTTGCCGAAGCGGACGCGGTCGCATTCGACCGGCTCACCGAAGCCGCCGAAGCCACCCTCGAATCAGCCGTGCGACGGGTCGGCGCCAAGGTCCGTTCCAAGGTCAGGGGAGATTCGCAGCTGGCGGCGGCGATAGACCGGGTCGACAACAGCATGGTCGCCCGCACCCTCGGACGCGAGATCGTCGCCACGTTCGGGCTCGACGACGTCGAAGCCGTCGAAGACACGATCGGCCGGCTCCGCCCACGCTTCGAACGGATCGTCGCCGACGCCCACGACAGGGCCGCCCAGCTCGTCGAAGAGCATGTCGGACCGGACGCCGCCACAGAGTTCCGTGGCGAGGCCGGCGACGACACAGGGCCGGCATGGACGTGGCTGGCCGCCGCCCTGTCTGCCGGGGCACTATCGGTCCTGTTTGATCCGGCTCCTGTGGCCGAGGGCGAGTTCGACCATGACGCCCGTGTGGCCCCGGCGACCGTACGGGAGGCGCTGGCCCGTGCCGGCGGCGCCGACCGGGTCAGGGCCGTCGCGGGCAGGATCAGGGATGTGGAGGTTGCGCTAAGGGCTCGCGGGGTCGCCACGTCAGTCCGGCTCATCAACCTGCTGTCACGGTTCGGCGTGCAGGAGCGGGCGTTGCAGTGGGACTACCGGCCGGCGATCTCCCGGGCGTCGTTTCCGGCCCATCTGGCGTTGCACGGCACACAGGCCGAGACCGAGGACGGGTTCGGGGGGTGTCCGTGGGGACGGTGCGCCCCCTCCGATCATCGCGGCTGCAGGTGCGCCTACAGCACGGTGCTTGCGGCTGACGCACAGGACGCAGCCTGAACGACAGGCCGTTCGACATCCGTTACAGTGCCGGGCATGCCGAGACATCACGTCCCCGTCCTGGCGGTCGTCGGACCCGACTTCGACCCGCCGATCCCGCTGCGGGCCGACCTCGACGCCTCCGCACCGCTGGTCGGGGTCCTGACCGACATCCGGTTCGACGGCGGGCTCGCGCTTAAGGCGGTCGCCGACATTGACGATGACACCGGGCCGGGACGGGCTGCGGCACGTGCGGTCGCACGCGGGATGCTGCCCGGCCTGACGGTGACGATCGAGGACGGCCGGATCGTCGAGGCCGTCCTGTCGTCGCGGAGGCAGTTCGGACGGATCGTCCAGATTGAGCGGGGTTCGTTCGACGGCGACCCCCTGACCGTTTGAAAGGCGAAACGATGCTTGACGTGACGCGGCTGCACACGATGCTGGATGTCCGCCGCAAGACGCGGGGGATGTCGTGGCGGGCGGTGGCCGACGAGATCGGCGTGTCCCCGTCGACGTTCACCCGGCTCGGGCAGGGCGGCAAGCCGGACGTGGACGGGTTCCTGGCCATGTCGTCATGGCTCAACAGCCCCGGCGACGACGGCGAAGTGGCTGGGGACGGCGGGCGAGCGGCTGTTGTTGCTGCGGCCGAGCTCGGATCAAGAATCCCGGTCGAAGGGACCGTGTTCGTCGAGGGGGAGCCGACCGGCGGCGGCAAGATGGCCGAGGACGGGGCGATCACCTGGCCGGACGGGCCGGTGACGATCATCTGGGACCGTTACGACGGCGACCATTCGGGCCAGGTCGTCGGCGGAATCGCCGGCTTCCGACGTGAAGGGTCCGAGATCGTGGCGGTGGACGGGTGGCTGTCAGGCGACTCGGAGGACCCGGAGACGCAGGCGGCGGTACGGCGGGCGGCCGAGTTGCTGGCTGAGGGGGCGGTCGGCGTGTCGGTGTCGCTCGATGAGCTCGAAGCCGAGCTGCGGGTGTCGGTCGACGTCATTGAACAGACCGAAGAGCAGCCTGCCGACGAGGGGCCCGACGCCGACGGCCGGGTCACCATCGACCGGTTCCGGCACGACGACGCGATCGAGGTCATCACCCACGGCCGTATCCGGCATGTCGCCATCGTCGACACGCCCGCTCATGCCGACGCCAAATTGGCGATCGCCGCCTCGGGCTCCCTGTCGCTGGTCCGGGTCGAAGGGTTCGAGGACTGGTTCGACGACCCGAAGTTCGGGCTGCCCGGAACCGATGACCGGCTGCTGTACGACCCGGAACGGGACCGCTGGTCCGCCCCGACGACGGTGACCGGCGACGGCCGGGTGTTCGGGCACGTCAACCCGTACGGCATCTGCCTGGTCGGCCGGCCCGACCGTTGCATCCTGCCGCCCGATGCGAACAACGGCACGTTCATGCGGTTCTCCTGCCCTGCCGCAGGGGGCAGGAGAACCGGGGTGATCTGTGTCGGCGGGTCGCATGCGGACGTCAACATCGGGGTGGCTGCGGCGACCGCCCACTACGACAAGACGGGCCGTGCCGTCGCAGACGTCCGTGTCGGCAGCGACGCCTACGGGGTCTGGTTTGCCGGCCGGGTCCGTCCGGGAGCCTCCGATGACGACGTCTATGCTCTCGCCTCGTCGGGGGTGTCGGGGCATTGGGAGGCCGACGAGCGCGGCCAGATGTGTCTGGTCGGGCTGCCTGCCGTGAACGTGGAGGGGTTCCCGAAGGGGTATCTGACGGCTGCGCAGGTTGCGGCCGGGGCTGTCGCCGCCTCCGCCTCCGGCAAGGCCGGCTGTGGGCCGTGTGTGGAGGACCGGCTGGCCGCGCTGGAGGCTGCCGAGGCCGAACGGTACGCCGCCGCCCTGGATCTTGACCGCCGGCATGCGGACCTGCTCGCAGGCAGCATCGGCGTCTGAGTCGAGGTTGGTTGCACCGGAAACGTCACTGATGTAGTTTCAAGGCTGGCGGGCAGGCCGCGTCACAGCCGCAGCCGCACAGCCGGGACACAGGACCGGCACGTCGGGCTCCCCGAAACGAAACCGTCTCGTGTGGAGCAACGCTGTGAACCCCGACGAACTCAACGAACTGATCGCAAGCCTCGAAACCGACGTCGAGCAGGTCCTCGATCCTGACGTCGTCCCGGAGATGGGGCGTCTCGACGAGGTCGAGCTGGCGCTGGTCGAAGCGATCCAGACGGCCCGGTCTGCCGACCCGGTCGATCTGGACACGATCAGGCGGCTGACCCCACATGTGCAGGCGATCCAGACCCGCCGCGGCGAGCTGGTGGAGGCTGCCGAGCAGGCGCAGGCTGAGGCGGACGAGCTGATCGCCTCGATCACCCCCGAAGACTCCGACGAAGGGTCCGAGTCTGAGGACGACGGTGAGGGCGGCGACGGCGACGAGCCCGCTGACGTTGACGAACAGCCCGAGGGCGAGGGTGCGGCACCGGCGGTCGAGCCGGAAGAGCCCACCGAGCCTGTGGTGACGCCGATCGCCGCCACGGTCCGGCCGCGTGCCGCCACCATGACCCGCCCGGCCGGCACCGAACCGCGCGCCGAACGGCCCGTCGCATTCGAGTCCGCCTCGAACCTGCCCGGCTTCCCCGAAGGGACCCCGGTCGACGACCTGGAACGGTTCGGGTTCGCGGTCGCCGAAAAGATCGACCGGATGCGCCGGCACGGCACCACCAACGGGCCTGTCGCCCTGGGGACGGTACGGGCCGTCTACCCCGACGACCGGACGTTGGCGGTCGGTGCGGACGACGAGTCCAAGCAGCTGTCCAACGGCCGCAAGGTCGACGCGGTCGCCCGCTACGCCCGCGACCGTGCCAACAACGACTATCAGGGTGTCGCCTCCGCCGGCGGGCTGTGTGCCCCGCTGGACAACTCGTTCGACTTGTACGGGATCGGTGACGCCCGCCGGCCCGTCCGCGACGGCTTCCTGCGGTTCGGGACCGACCGTGGCGGCATCCGCCGTATCACCCCGCCGTCGCTCGCGACGATCAACACGGACGTGGACGGCACCTACACGGCCGACGACGACACGGCCGTCGTCCTGTGGACCGAAGCCACCGACACCAACCCCGGGGCGAACGTCAAGCCGTGCCAGACCATCTCGTGCGGCACCGAGACCACCGATGTGATCGACGCGCTCACCCAGTGCCTCCAGGTCGGCAACTTCCAGAAGATGACGTTCGCCGAGCATTTCGGACGCTGGTGGGAGCTGGCCACCATCGCCCACGCCCGCACTGCCGATGAGCAGCTGTGGGACCGCGCCAGCACGGCAGGGACGGGGGTCACGACCGGGCAGCTGCTCGGGTTCGCCCGCGACTACTTCGAAAACCTCGGGCAGGCCGCAGCCCAGTACCGGTCCCGCCATCGGATGGGCCGGACCGAGACGCTCCAGGTCATCACCCCCGACTGGTCGACCGATGCGATCCGGGCCGACCTGCTCCGTCAGCTGCCCGGCGACAACACGTATGCGGTCACCGACCAGACCATCGCGACCTGGTATGCGAACATGCATCTGGTGCCCGTCTACAGCCCGGATGCGGAGCAGGAGTTCGCGGCGCAGCCGGCCGGGCATCTGCTGGCGTGGCCCAACACCATCGAGGTGATGATGTTTGCGCCGGGCACCCACCTGTTCCTGGACGGCGGGACGTTGGACTTCGGCATGGAGATCCGCGACTCGACGCTCAACCAGACCAACGACGTGCAGGCGTTCATGGAGACCTTCGAGGGCCATGCGATGGTCGGCGTCGAATCGTTGAACCTGCTGATGGACGTCTGCCCGTCCGGGAAGTCTTCGGCAGGCGAGGACGTGGACCCCTGCACCAGCGGTTCCTGACCGACCGACGAGGGAGTAGCGACACGTGGGAGCAGGGCCGGCGACACCGGTTGCCGCACCGATCGCCGGCCCTGCACGTGTCGGGCTGGTCGCCTCGGCCGTCACGGTCGAAGACGAAAGCCAGGGACGATGGCAGAACGGGTTCGCGTTCGACCCGGAAGGGTGTGTGGACGGGCAGGTCGCCGACCCGTGCGCCCCGCCGACGTTTACGGTCCCTGCCGATGTGGCGGACGTCGTGTGGGAGCCGATGCTGGTCGTCACCCCATACCGGTGCACCGCACTGGTCGGCCCTCCGCGGGACTGGGAGGCCCGTGTCCGCCGCCGGCACGCGTCACGGGTCGAAACGGAGGTGTCTGCGGAGCTGTGGACGGGCACCCTGTCGGCGGCGTCAGGCTGGTCGAACCTGTTTCTGGCGTCCACCGATTCCGACGACCTCACCCAAGGCGGGCCGACCACCGCCCTGCGTGGCCTGCAATGTCTCCAGCAGCACATCGCGGAGGTCAACGGCGGCCAGCGCGGGTTCATCCATGCGACCCATGCGACCGTGACCGCATGGTCATGCTCGAACAACCTGCGTCGGGAAGGCCCGATCATCCTCGACCTGTTCGACAACGTGATCGTGCCGGGTGCCGGCTACGACGGCTCGTCGCCCGACGGTGCGGCAGCCTCCGACGGCGACGTGTGGGCGTACGCCACCGGCCCGGTGCTGCTGCGCCGTTCCGGTGTGGACGTCCCGGATGCCGCGGAGGCGATCGCGGGGGTGGACCGGTCGACCAACACGTTCACCGTGTTCGCCACCGAGACTGTCGCGGCCTACTGGGACGGGTGTGTGCACGGCGCGGTACGGATGGACGTCCCTGTATGCGCATCGGGAGGCTCCTAGAATGAGCCTCATGACAGAAGCTTCGACCTGCAGCATCGACGGGTGTCCGACGCCTGCCGACGCTCGCGGATGGTGCCGCAAGCACTACATGCGGTGGCGCCGTCACGGCGACCCGACAACGACCCTGCAGCACATGGAAGGCCCCCATCCGGTCTGTGCGGTGTCCGGCTGCGGGCGCGACAGCCACGGCAAGGCCGAGTATTGCGGGATGCACCTACAGCGTGTCAACCGCCACGGCGACCCAGACACGACGCTCCGCATTCGCGCGGCGCGCCGACAAGCGTGATCCACAGGAGGTCATCGAATGAACCCTTGCGCCGCGAGCGTCCAGATGTGTGCGGTCCGTATCGCACGGATCGGGTCGGCTGGCGTCCCCGAACCGGGCGCATCCAACCTGTACACGTCCGACGGGTTTGTTCAGATCCGGCTGACCCCGGAGCTGTTCACCCCGCCCGAGATCGAAGAGGCCAACGGCTGCGGGGAGATCATCGTCTCCAACCGGCAGTGTGCCCAGGAGAAGTGGTGGAACTTCGGGTCTGACCTGCTCACCGTCGACCCGGAGTTGTCGTCGCTGCTGATCGCAGACGGCGTCCTGCACACCCTGGCTGGTGACACGGTCGGGTGGGGTACCCGCACGCTTCGGACGGCGACCTGCCCTGACGACGTGTCGGTGGAGTATTGGACGGTCCGGTCGGTCAACGGCCTGCCCGCCACCGACGGCAAGCCGTACTGGCGGTGGATTCTGCCTCGGGTCCGCAACCTGCGGATCTCGTCGCTCGGCCCGTTCGGCAACTCCAATGCCCCGCGGACGTTCACCGGGGAGGCCCACGAGAACGCCAACTGGTTCGACGGGCCCGTCAACGACTTCGCGACCCTGTCGGACGTGGCTGCGGACCGGGCATGGCAGTATGTGGCCGACACGACCATCCCTGCGGCCGTCTGCGGGTTCGCCGAACTAGCGGCCTCCTGACCGGTTGACCGGAGGTGACCGATGGCCGCACCAAGGACAGGAGTCTGTAGCGCCTGGGCCACCACGGCCGACCTCTGTGATCCCTGCTCGGACTACGAACTCGACGCGACGCTGCTCGACGACATGCTTGAGGCGTCGTCGAACCTGCTGTATGCCCTGCTCGGCCGGCAATGGCCGGGGTCATGCACGGAGACGGTCCGGCCCTGTTCCCGCTACACGTCCGACCGGTTGGGGGCCGACCAGCGCCGTGCCCTGGAGAACGCCGGATGGCAGGTCATGTCGTCGTGCGGCTGCCATCGTGGGGATCGGTGCGGCTGCTCGGCCCTGCCGGAGGTCGACCTGGGCCTGTATCCGGTCGTGTCGGTCACGCAGGTCCGCATCGACGGTGCCGTCCTGGACCCGGCGGCCTACCGGATCGATGACTGGTCGCGGCTGGTCCGGGTCGACGGGTCCGGGTGGCCGTGCTGCCAGGATCTGACCGGCGACCCTGCGTCTGATCCGGACACGTTCGATGTGACGTTCGTGCACGGGGTCGACCCGCCTGCCGAGGCGGTCCATGCGGCGGCCGTGCTGGCGTGCGAGCTGGTGCTGTCCTGCCAGCCGGAGACGGCCGGCAAGTGCCGTCTGCCGAATGGGGTGCAGACGCTGGTCCGTCAGGGGGTGACCGAGGAGCTGATCGTCAACGACAGCCTGGAGCTGTTCCGTGCCGGGCTGACCGGCATCCCGGAGGTCGACCTGGTGATCGCCGCCCACAACCCGTCCGGGCTGCGACGGCCCCCGTCGGTCCTGTCGCCGGACTTCGGGGGGCCGGCTGTGCGTAGGGCGGGGACCTGATGGCTGCTGGCTGCCCGGACTGCTGCCCGTGCGACGACGATGCTGTCCTGCTGCTGACTGAGGACGGCGACGTGTTGACCACCGAGAACGACGTGCCGTTGGAGGTGTGACGTGCCTGACGTGCGTATCTCCGAGCTGCCGCCGGCGGCACCGTTCACCGGCTCCGAGCAGGCCGCGCTCGTCCAGGCGGGGGTCACACGCCGTGCCCTGATCCTGCCGCCACGGGTCGATGGGGCGACAGGTCTTGCGACCGACAATCCGACGTTGGCGGCCGGGCAGCACGGCACCGAGCGGGACACGGGCCTGTTCAAGATCGGCGACGGCACCACCGCCTACAACGACCTGCCCTACTTCACTCCTGCCCCGTCCGTACTGGGTGCGGCGTCGTTTACCGGCGGGTCTGCCACCACGATCACCACGACCGGAAACAC